CCCCTCCCCACGCGACAGCATGTCCGCAAACCCCTTGCGAAAAATGTCGTTGTACTGATCTACCGACTTGCTCCACTCGGTGAGATCAACCCGGTCACCCGCAATCGCCTTGGCCCGGGCCGCGGCACTTTCCGCGTCCGCCCGCAGCCGGGCGTTCAGCTCGGGGTCGGCGGTGGTCCGGGCGTCAATGTCTTCCAGGCGCTTTTTCAGGTCCACTGCGATCCGGTACTGCTCAATCGCTATAGCACGATCACGCTGAGATTGCCCGGCCAGGCTCTGCTCGTACGCCACAGCATCAGCGGCTTCTTTGACCGACAACGCGTAGTCCGCCACTGCCTTTCGAGCTGCATTCGCATCGTTCTGCGCAGCCAGGTCGCGCATGGCTTTGGCTTGCGCCCGCAGCGCCTCGCTGGCCTGACCAGACAAGTCAATGCTCTCCAGCGTCCTGGCTCGCGCCTCAAGCTGGCTGGCAGCTTCATCAACGCGGGCCTGGCGCAGCTTCCCCAGCTCCGCGCCCACAACCCCGATTTCTTTGCCCTCGGCCTGTGATGCCCGCAGCTGCTCCAGCGTGGCCTGCGTGGCTCTTTCAGACGCGGCCACCAGGTCATCCAGCTTCTTCCCGGCGTTTGCATCGACCTCATCTTGAGCCCGAGCTGCCTTTGCCACGGCATTCGCACGCTGCTGTTCAAGTTCAGCCAGCTTCCCCTGCAGGGTTGCCTGCTCTTTTGCAGAGTCCTTTTTGGCCTTCACGATGGCCAGCTCAGCGGCCAACGCTGCACGCTGGGCGTCAAGGTCGCGCATCTGCAAGTCCAGCTTGCGGTCCAGGGCATCGCCCTCGCTGATCACGTCGCGCTTGCGCAGGGCGTCAATGGCATCCAGTCCATCGGCCACAGTCGCGGCCAACAGCTTGTAGCCGTGCTGCACCGCAGCCACCTCGGCATCCAGCGCATGGCCACGGGCGGTGGCCGCACTGGCCCCTTGCTCCTTGATCTTCTTGTCCCGCTCGTCGGCCAGCGCCTTTTCTGCTGCGGCCTGCTCCTTTGCCCGCTTTGCAATGTCAGCCGCGGGCGTGTCATTTTTCTCAGCCAGGGACTTCCAGGCAGCAAACGCATTCCGGCTGGCCGCCAGCTTTGATGCGTACTCTTCCTGCGCCGCATTGGCAGTCTTGACGCCGTCAATCGACTTGCGCCACTGCTGCTCGGCCCCGGCCAGCGTGAGCGTCAATGCGTCCTGCCCTTTGGCCGCGGCAGCGCTGGCGTCGTCGGCCTTGCGCAGCACAGATTCAAGCTCACCGATTTTTCGGGATGTGTCATCCAGCTGGGTGGCCACCCCACTGGCCCAGTCGTCGCTGGGGGCGAGGGACTTGAAGATTCCCGGCCCTTCCTTTTGCTCAATCAGCAGCTCGTCACGCTGCTCACGCAGCCTCGACAGCTCTGCGTTGATGCGCTGCAAGTCCCTGGACTCAGCGGCCCGGCCCTGGGCGGCGGCAGCGGTGGCACGCTCTGCAGACTGATCGACCTTCGACGCCCGCTCAGCCTCGGCGTTCATGGAGGCCAGCCACATGGCCAGGCTAGACACCGCAGCAATGGCAATACCCACGGGTCCGCCCAGCGCCCCGATCACAGCACCCATCGCACGCCCGGAAACAGACGCCGCAGACTGAGCAGCGGCCAGTGCCCCCGTGGCCGTTGATGCGGCCTGGCTGGCCGCTGTTTGGGCCACCGTGGCAGCAGCAATCGACGCCTGCACGCCCGCTTGCTGGCGGCCCAGCGCGGCCAGCTCATTCACCAGTGCGGCATGGGTCGCCTGGGCGGCTGTCAATGCAACCGTGCCCTCACGGACCAAAGCCAGCGCAATGCTCTGCGCCCCTGCGGCGCGTGCTGCGGTCACCTGGGCCTCGGCCTGCACCATCGTGGCCCTCGCCGCCTCCATCTTGGCGACCACATCGGCCCGTGTCGCAACGATGGATTCCTGGGTGGTGGCCAGCGTGGCCAGCGTGGCCGCCTGAGCGGCCTTGTCGGCCTCAGCAGACGCCACCTTGGCCCTCAACTCGTCCATGTAGGCGGCCAGCTTCTGCCGGGCTGACTGAACCACCTCAGCATTCGCGCCCGCTTCAACCGCAGCCTGGGCCGCAGCCAGGCGAGACGCCTGGGCCAGCTCGACTTTCGCCGCCGTGGCCGCCACAGACTCGGTGATCATCGGCCCCAGCTTGGCCCCGGCCCACACCGCAGCCACAGCGGCGGCGGCATCCCGGTTTTCCCAAATGGCCCCCGTCCACTGCTTACCAATCGCAACAGCCTGCACAGCGGCCTCGGAGTAATCCCTGAGCGAGGTCACCAGCCCGGCATTCAGGGTTACCTTGTTGCCGTCTTCGACCTTCACAAACAGGTCATTCAAGCCGTTGAGGGCAATCTTGGCCGCGTCGCTCAACGGGGCCATGCCCTCGGCGGCAACTCGCGTGGCCCCCTCTTTCAATGCCTCCAGCTTGCCTTTCAGGGTGTCACCGAACGCCGCGCTGCTGGCCTCAAACCCCTTCATGCGGGCCATCAGGAACGCAAACAGCCCTTCGCTGGACGCTTTCGCGGCCTCGATGTCCGAATCTTTGAGTCCCAGCGCCGTGGCCAGCGTGGAGCTGGCCGGGGTAATGCCGCCAGCGACCATGTCGCGCAGTTCTTGGACAACTTGGCCCGCGTCCAGGCCCATGCTCTTGACGGCATTGGTGCCAACAACCGTCAACTGCCGGATCTCATCCAGCGTCATGCGGGCTGACAGCCCCGGAGCCAACAGGGCCTGAAACACGGCAGTCAGCTCTTGACTGGACGCCGCTGTGCGCAACGCATCGTCGTTGAGCTGCCGAATCATCGTCGACGAAATCGCCAGCGCCGCGTTGTAGCTGGTCTGGTGGCCACCCATGGCCGTCATCGACCCCAGGATGCCCGCCATACCGACTTGCGACACCTCCAGCTGCTTGGAATAGTCGAACGCATTGGACGGCAGGGCCAAGATCGCTTGCGAAATCGCATTGATCCCGCCCGACACCAAGTGCAGCCCCGCAGCCCCCGCGACGATGTCCCGCACCGACATCTGCACTTGCGCCAGGCTGCGAGTGGCGCGGGCACTTGCACGCTCCGCCCCGGTGCCCAGCGCATCAAACTCTCGGACGGTCTTGGGCAGCTCAGTCGTCACAGACTGAGCGTCCACCGTCATCTTGATGCCAATTTGCCGGACCTGGTTCATGTGCGGTACAGTGTTTAAATGTCGAAGTTGTTCGTCGTCTGGCTTGTCGGCTTGGTCCTCATGGCCCCCTACCCGTCACCACTGCTGTGGTTGTGGGCTGCGGCCCCGTTCGTGGCGGCCCCGTTCGTGCTGTTCCACTGGCTCACATCACGTCGCTGAGTCCGAGGCGGATCAACCGCCTCGTTTCATCTGGTCATTGCGTATGGTTTTGGCTTCTGCCTCCATCACCTGCAACTGCCACAAGACCTCTCCCCAGTCGTCATCGCTGATCCGGTGGGCGCGTCGGATCACATCAACGCCAGGCATTTCGAGCCCCAGCCAGGTCGCTCCGCCCATCCCAACCACCAGACGCCACTGGTTCTCGCAAGCGCGGAACAAAGCCCAGGCCCTGGCATGCTCTGGCCACAGCACATAGTCCTGCGGCTCGTCTGGCGGCTGTTCATCCAGGTCCACCAAGCTGTCTGCATCAAGCCCAAGGACCTCGCAGTCCTCTTTCTCATCGCCAGACAGCGCCCCGCCGCCATCGCCCTCATCGCCGCCGTCTAGGCCGTACCAGTGCCTGACAGCGCCGCGGAGTTTTTTGCTGCGGCGTCCCGCTGCAAGTAGTAGTGGTTGTCAAACCAGGCAACGACCATGGCTTCTTCCAGGCCTGGATACTGGGCATTGGTGGCCTGCCGCACGGCGTGGCTGTAGGGCACCGGGTTGCTGTTCGCATCCAGCATCCCCTCCCAGCCTTCAACCACCTCATCCAGGAACGCTGGCAACGAAAGCTCGCCGTCCCCGTGCCGCTTTTTCAAACTGTCACGCTCTTGGCCCGTCACACGACGGAAGTTCACAACGAACTGATGCGCAACAAACTGCCCCATGCCCGCGGGCTGATACAGCGTGCACGGGCACGGAATCGTGCGCGACAGCCCAGGAATTTGCGGCAGCGCGGCGGCAATGGCCGGGGAAACAACGGGGGGGACAACAACGGTCATAAGAACCTCTCGAAAACAGTGATGAACAGGACCTGCCGCCGGGGGCGGCAGTGGCTTTAAATCTCGAACTTCCAGTCCGAATTGGTGTCGGTCGGGTCCAGGAAGCGCAGCGGCAGCGTGATGTACTGAATGCCGTTCACGTTGCTGTAGGACGGCTTCCCGATTTCTGCATGGGGCGCGGTGAACTTCACCGTGTTCACCGCTCCCTGCCCGTGCTGCATCACCACTTCGACCGCATTGCGGGCGCGATACATCTCCACCCAGTTGCGCACGCTCACCGCGGTGTTGCGGAACGTCACCGATCCAGTGGATTCCCGGTCAGTGATGTCAACCTGGTCCAGGCCGATTTCGTTGCTGTGCGACACGGCGTTGCCGCAGTTGAAGCTGAATGCGTTGGCCACCACAGGGATGCCGTCCACGGTCAGCGTGGTGTTCGCCTTGTTCACCGGCAAAGCCTTGAGGAAGCGGCTGTACACCACCCCGGTCGGCAGGGGGTCATCGGTCAGCGGAACAAAGCTGCCCTTGAGATCGAACTTCCAGCCGGGAACACCCTTGGCCGACGTCGACACCTCAACGTTGCCGCGCATGCCCAGGCTCACGTGCTTGATGCCGTCAATGTTGGCGTACAGCGAAATCGACTCCGCGCCATCGGTCACTGGAGCAAGCGTCGTTTTGACACCCGCTTCGTTCGTCACGCTCACCGAGCAGGCCCGGAGCAAATCGGCGACCGCAGGAATGGTGCCCGCAGCGCCCACGCCGGAGAACGGAACAAAGAAGCTGATGCTCTTGAATTCGGTGACCTGCGTGGTCTCCTGAGCGCCAAAGTTCGCTTTGATGAAGTTGCTCTTGGCTTCCTCACCGTCAATCGGCGTCAGGTTGACGTCGTAGGCCCGGATCGCATTGGCCGCCGCGGTCGGCAATGCATCTTGCAGCAGGACCGACTCAACCTTGGCCAACAGGACCATGCGGCGGACGTATTTCACGTTTGTGGCCATGGTGTTCTCCTTTTAAAACTGGTTCAGCGAGGCTCAGCCCGCGGTTTGATCTGACTGGGTGCGGTGCACCAGCACACGCTTGCCGTCCACCACCGAGTACAGGCCGCCCTGCCCCTGGTGCTCATCAGCGGCTTCGGGTGCCGGGCTGGCCGGTGCGGCCTGCGGGGCACCCGCCACGGAGGTAGCGCTGCTGGCGGTGTCGGCGGGGGCGGTTTGCGCCTCGGTGGCCTGGGGCGCTGCGCCCGGGGTGGCGGTGGGGGAACTTGCATTGGGCTTTCTCACGGGTAACTCCACGTCTTGAGTTGCAGTACGACGCTGTGGCACAACACCCCAGCGAACATCACCGGGCCTGCGTCCAGCACTTGCACGCCCTCGGTTTCAGACAGGGGCCCCAAATCACATGCGCCCCCCAAAGTCAGGTCTTGCCTGACGGCATCCCGAAACGCCTCCACAAGCTCGTCGAACACAAGCTCTGATGCGTCGGCGTCGTTGAAAGCCATGTAGCCCCGGATGTGCCAGGTGTGCTCATTCATGGGCTCCCCGGTGTCGGCGCTGGACTCTTTCGTCTCAGTGCGGCGCAACCACCAGCCCCGCAAGCCAGGAACTCCGCTGCTGCCCGTGAACAGATAGGCAGCCCGAAACCCAGCCTCATCTCGTGCATACCGCTCGCGGTCATGCACATGGCCGATGTCAACCACGCCACCCAGCGTGGCCACAATCGCGGCCCGGTGTTGGGAAAGCACGCTCATGCCGTGGCCCCCCCGGGCTCACCGCCCAAGTAAGCGGCCACACGGCCTGCGGCGTTTTCAAACATGCGCAGCACCTGGCCCTCCGTCGCTGCCAGCGCGGTTTCCATCGGTCGCTGTGCTTCCGTCCCTCGACGGGCAATCTTTCGTGCCACCAAGTACGCCACCCCAGGCGCTTCCTTTTTAGACACACCGAGCTTCTTCTGCACCCACTCTTCAAGTGCCACCCGCC